ACTATTACATTGGCTGGAACATTGGCAGTAGCCAATGGCGGTACTGGAGTCACAACCTCTACTGGCTCTGGTAATACTGTATTGTCAACAAGTCCCACATTTGTTACACCTATTTTGGGTACACCAACAAGTGCAACGCTGACAAACGCAACTGGCTTACCCTTATCTACTGGTGTTACTGGTACTTTGCCTATTGCTAACGGCGGTACAGGTCAAACCACTTTGGCGGCGGCTAATATTGCTGTTGTCAATGTTGCCAATACCTTTACGGGCACACAAACATTCTCAGGAACATCATCAGCAACAGCGATTGTTCTGAACGATGCGGCAGAGGTTGCAACAGTTTCAGCAACAGCGGCTACTGGCACGATTGCTTACGACATCACCACTCAGTCGGTCTTGTACTACACCAGTAACGCAAGTGCTAACTGGACAGTTAACTTCAGAGCGTCTAGCGGCACATCCCTTGATACATTGATGAGTACAGGTCAATCAATGACTGTGGCTTTCTTGGTGACTCAAGGTGCTACGGCTTACTACAACTCTGCTGTGCAAGTTGATGGCACTACGTCAGGTGTAACTACAAGATGGTTTGGTGGTGCGCCTACAGCGGGTAATGCAAGTGGTATTGATAGTTACCGCTATCTCATCATTAAAACAGGCAGTGCAACTTTTACTGTCTTGGCAAGCAACACACAATTTAAGGCTTAAAAAGATGCCATTACAAGCAACTTCTGGTGCGGCTTCTCAAGATGCCTTTGGTGGCAATGGTGTGGCTGTTGTGCCTAACTATATTGAGGATGTGTTCAGCACATTCCTTTATACGGGTACTGGCGCAACGCAAACAATTACAAACAATATTGATTTATCTACTAAAGGTGGTTTGACTTGGATAAAAGGTAGAAGTGGCGCAACTGGTCATCGTTTAACTGATACAGCAAGAGGTGTTACAAAATCTTTAGAATCAAATTCTACTGCCGCAGAAGTAACTGAAAGCACAGGCTTAACTGCATTTGGCACAACTGGTTTTACGATTGGCGCTGACGCTGACTACAACACATCTGCTGCAACCTACGCCTCATGGACATTCCGCAAGCAGCCTAATTTTTTTGATGTTCAAACATTCACGGGAAATGGAACAGCAAAAACAATAAGTCATAATTTAGGTTCTGCGCCAGCTTGTATTTTTGTTAAGCGTTTAAATTCAGCTACTGGTGGTGAATGGTATGTGTTTCATAGAAGCCTAGCTAGCCCTCATAATAAATATCTTTGGCTAAACAGCTCAGACGCAGTAGCAAACTACGACAACCTGTGGGGGCCAAATGGGTACTTACCAACCGCAACAGAATTTAAAGTTGGCGAACCAAATAATCTTTCTGGCGCTACCTACGTTGCCTACCTATTTGCCCATGACGCAGGGGGCTTTGGTCTGACGGGTACAGACAATGTCATTAGCTGTGGGTCGTTTACTCCTGACGGCAGTGGAAACGCAACCATAAATTTGGGGTTTGAGCCGCAATGGTTGTTGATGAAAAACAGTACATCATCAAATGATTGGTTTTTATTTGACACCATGCGCAGCTTTTCACTGACAAGTCAGAGGTTTTTGTTTGCGAACAGAACTGACTCAGAAGGTAATTTTAGTAACTTATTTGCGCCAACCGCTACAGGCTTCACAGTAAATGCCGTTTGGGCAAATTTACCCACAATCTACATAGCCATACGCCGTGGCCCGATGAAAGTGCCTACTACGGGTACGAGTGTGTATAACGCTATTGCAAGGACAGGAACAGGTGCTGTGGCGCAAATTACTGGTGTAGGGTTTCCTCCTGATTTTGTACACAGTCAAGAGCGAGGTGGCAACGCTTTCTCATCATTGTTTGATAAATTGCGTGGAACAGGAAAGCATTTATATACACAAGCAACAACTGCAGAATTAACTAGAACTACAACACTAACATCATTCAATATGGATGGAATAACTGTTGGTGCTGATGCTGATAATAATATTATCAATTTCACATCGCTAACATACATTAACAATTTCTTCAGACGAGCACCATCGTTTATGGATGTCGTTTGTTTTACGGGGACGGGTTCTGCAACCACGTTTAGCCATAACTTACAGGCCGTACCTGAGTTGATGCTTGTGAGGCGCAGAAGTACAGGAAATGATTGGGCTGTATATGCCAACAACGACAACACAGATTATTTGGTATTGAATACAACTGCAGCTACCGCAGATGATAATACTTATTGGAATGACACAAGCCCAACATCTTCTGTGTTTTCTGTGGGAACAAATAATGCTGTTAATGCGTCTGCGTCAACTTATGTTGCCTACCTCTTTGCAACGTGTAGTGGGGTTAGTAAGGTGGGTTCATACACAGGCACAGGCACTACAAAACAAATTGATTGTGGCTTCACAGCAGGGGCGAGGTTTGTACTCACAAAGCGCACTGACTCTACTGGCGATTGGTATTTCTGGGACTCAACACGAGGGATTGTGGCGGGTAATGACCCTTACTTGCTATTAAATAACTTAGCCGCTGAAGTAACCAACACCGACTACATCGACACCTACAGCGCAGGATTTGAGATTAGTAGCACAGCGCCAGCCGCCATCAATGCAAATGGTGGAACATACATCTTCTTGGCAATCGCATAAGGAACAACCATGCAAATACGAACAAATGACGGGCAAGTAATGTACGAATCAGAATTTCGTGCATACACAAAAGCCAATGGTGGCCCTACATGGGAGACAACAACAACTGAGGTGCTAGAAGCCTTGGGTGCTGATGTAGTCTTTGAAGGCCCACAAGCTTCTGGTGGCACTGTCTACCAATACTCAGTCTATGGCGGTATTGAGGAAATTGGCGGCAAGTGGTACACCAAATGGAATCTTGGCCCATCGTTCTTTCAAACTGAAGATGCTGAAGGCAATGTCACCACTGCTGCTCAGAATGAAGCTGCTTACAAAGCCGCTAAGGATGCAGAGCAAGCCAAGTCTGTACGGGCTTCTAGGGATGCCAAGCTATCAGAGACTGATTGGCGGTTTCGCAGTGACATGACACCCTCACAGGAGTGGAAAGACTACTGCCAAGCCCTGCGGGATGTGCCATCTCAGGCTGGTTTTCCTTGGACTATTGAGTGGCCTGTCGCACCATGAGTGACGACTCCACCAAGATAGCTGTGCATGAAGCGGTTTGTGCCGAGCGTTATGCCGCCATTGAGAAGTCTTTTGTTACTGGCGACAAGCGCATGACGCGGATTGAATATCTGTTGTACATAATGATTGTGTGCGTCTTGTTTGGGCCAGGCGTTGCCGGTGAGTTTATGAAGAAGATTTTGGGGCTATGAAATCGACCCTCTCACGATCCTCTTGGCCGCCAGAGCCTGCGTGTCTGCTGTCACAGAGGGAGTCGCTCTGTATAAGCAGGCCAAAGAATCTTTCATGGAGGTCAAGTCCGCTGTTGACGAAGTTGTTGGTGTTGCCAACGAGGTCAGAGGATTTTGGAGCAAGCTCTTTGGATCAAAGCCAGCGGCCAAACAAGCTGTCCAGCAGACGCGAAAAAAGGCTGCATATGTAGCTGTTGACGAGACTCAGGTCAAGATTGACATTGTCAAACACTTGACAGAGTTTTTTAAGCTACAAGAGCAGTTAGCAGAGCATATAAGGGAAGAGGAAGAAAAAAGCAGGAGTGTCTACGATCCAGATCAGAACTTGATGGAGGCCGCATTAAAGCGTGTGATGGCCCAGCAAGAGTTTGATCTTTTGGTTGTACAGATAAGAGAATGCATGGTTTTTCAAGCCCCAGCAGAGATGGGTGCTCTGTACTCAGAAGTGTTTTCGATGAGGGACATTATTGCTGGAGAGCAGGAAAAAGCTAGAAAGAAAAGAGATGCAGACCAATGGCTACGCAAGGAAAGGGAGCGCCTTACAAACGAAAAGCAAGCGTACCTAGTAGCGAGTATTCTTTTCCTCCTGTACCTGTGGCTGATTCTAAGCCTCTTAAGCAGGACTGGGAGAGCGTGATGGGGTGGCTGGCCTGTTGTTTGTTGATAGTTTTCTTACTGCCGATGGCTGCAATTCTTTATGTCGATGTGCTTGTTGTAAAGCATGAGGTTACAGAGCAGATTCAGAAGTTGGAAAAGTTAAAAAAGCAGATTGAGCAACAAAGAAAGGACAAGGGAAATGAGTAAGCAATTAGAAAAAGATTCAGCCTACAACCAATTCGATACTGACCATGACGGCGTAGTCACTGACGCTGAATTGGCTAGATCAGAGCGCAT